CGATAATGGGTGTATATTATTACAAAACATATGACGTTGACGGCTGTGTTACGGGTGTTGTGTGCAACGTGTATGACAGCGATTGCGCTTACACCTACGAGGCGAACAGTGACAACTGGAACAGCATGGTTTTAACGGCACAAATACCGCATTACTTTGGCAAAGTGCCGTTGATAGAGTACAATAACAACGCTGACAAACAAGGCGATTACGAGCAGATTATACCGCTGATAGACGCATATAACATACTGATGTCGGACAGGGTGAACGACAAGGAGCAGTTTGTTGATGCGTTTTTGTTTTTGACGGGAATTGACATTGACAGCGAACAGGCACAGAAGTTAAAGCGAGAACGTATTTTAATGGGTTACGAGGGGGCGAAAGCGGAGTATTTGTCTAAGGCACTGTCGGAGAGCGACATCAAGGTGCTTCGTGATAATCTCAAAGAGGATATACACAGATTTTCACTTGTACCCGACTTGTCGGACGAGAGTTTCGGTAATAATCTGTCGGGTGTGGCGATTAAATACAAGCTGCTGGGCTTCGAGCAGTCGGTGAAAAACAAGGAACGCTACTTTTCAAAATCGCTGAAAAAGCGGTTTGAGATATATAATAATTTCCTGTCGGTAAAGGGGCAAATGCAGGAAGTGCCAATACATAGGGTGGATATTGTGTTTACACGTAATCTGCCAGTGAACAATTTGGAAGTTGCGCAGATGATTAATAATTTGAGCAATATGGTGACGAGCGAAACACTTCTCGACCAGTTAGATTTTGTAGCCGACCCGAAAGAAGAGGCGGAGCTTGTTCGCAAAGAACAGGCGGAGAAGCAGGAGCAGACGGTAAACAGCCTGTACAGCCGTCCGATAAAGACGAATGAGCAAGAGGAGTAAAGCGTACTGGGTAAAGCGTGCGACTGCCCTTGAACAGTCAATCCAAAACGGCACAGCGGCTACGACAGAGGGAATAATCGGCGAGTACAGGCGTGCGGTTGACAGCATTAACGGCGATATTGCAAGAGTGTTTAAGCAGTTTTCAAAGGCGAGCGGAATTACGGAAGCTAAGGCTCGGGAACTTATCACTAAAGCGGAAAGCGATAAATTGTACGCTGATTTGTTAAAGCTGTACAAAGAAACTAGGGACACTAAATTGCGTTCCGAGATAGCCGCAAGGATAAACGCACAGGCATACGGGGCGAGAATAAGCCGTTTGGAGGCGTTGAAACAGAATATATATATACACGCCAAAAGGGCGTATAACTATGATATAAAGGCACAGGAGAAACTGTATCGTGAAACGGCGGCAAAGGCGTATTACGGCACTATATACAACACCGCCGAGGGTTTTAACTGCGGTATTGACTTTTCTGTTTTGCCGCAAAAGGCGATTGATGAAATGCTGGCAAAGCCTTGGCTTGGGGTGAATTACAGCAGTCGGGTGTGGCATAATAACGAGCGGTTTATTAATAGTGTTCAGCAGACAGTAGAGGATGGAATTACAGCCGGTCACAGCGTAAGTCGTATGGCTGAAAAATTGCAGGAATTTGTACGACCAAATCACGGTCAGAGCTATGTCACAGAACGTCTTGTCCGTACCGAAACGGCTCATTTTATGGCAGAGGGACAGCTAAAGGCGTATGAGGAAATGGGTGCTAAGAAGTATCAGTATATAGCGGCACTTTCGGAGCGTACTTGCGATATTTGCGGAAATCTTGACGGTGAAGAATTTGACGTGTCTGAAGCACGAGCCGGAGACAATTATCCGCCTATGCACGCTAATTGCAGATGTACTACGATTATTGCCGGCTTTACGCCGAAAACACGTATCGCCCGTGACCCGTTGACCGGTGAAAATTATAAGGTTGACGGCGGTATGAGCTTTAACGAATGGAAAAACAGCCTTTCTGATGAACAGAAAGCGGCAATGAAATATGTTGACAATTTCGGTGGAAGTGGTATAATAAATTATGCAAGGGCAAGTGACATCTTCTTGTATGAAAAGGATAATATACCATCATCGGCACAAATCTTGCCGGAGGATATTATAAAAAATCTCGAAATATCCTCAATCGGAAGAGAGACGATTAAATACATAGAGGATAACAATGTTGCAGTGTATTTGAATTATGAAAGGCAGATACATTTCAACAGAGGATTTCAAGAAGGTAATATTGTAAATGTTTTTATGAGCAATATACTAAATGAAACGGTTGCAGCACAAACTGTTATACATGAGGTTACTCATGCAAGATATAATATAGGGAAGTGCCAATGGGCAGAGGCGGTATGCTTTGCACAAGAGAAGAAACATATAACCGGGAGAAACGAATTAACGTTTTCCGAAAAACGATATATAGTAGAATTAGCAAAAAAGAATTATCCTGAATATGAATGGAAAAAAGGAGGGTATAGTGGTGGAAAATATTTCTAATGTTGTAGATAAATTAAGAAGTGGTGAAGTGGTCCGTTGCTTGAAATGCAACGAAGGCAAATATATCACTAACCCTAAATATTTAAAAACAAGTCATTGTTATTGGTGTGATAAATGTGATGATACAATACATATTACACCAGCAGATGTGATTGTTGAGTAGGTAATAATAAAAGCACTATCAAAACGGTAGTGCTTTTTTAATGCAATGAAAGGCGGTGATAGTGTGAAAATAGCAGGAATACACACGGTTTATACATAGAAAGGAAAGGTGATCCGAATATCTCGTCCTTGACAAGACGTTAAACTGTCATATTTTTGTACAAATTTTTACGAAAGGAATGAAAGCAAATGGACGATAACACAAATGCAACTCTGGGGGCTGAGACGGGGGCGAATGGCGCAACCAACGAGGGCAACCAAGAGGGGCAAAAAACGTATACACAAGAGGAGTACGAAAAGAAGCTTCAAGCCGAAACCGACAAAAGGGTAACGGAAGCGTTAAAGACTGCACAAACAAAGTGGCAGTCAGAGTACGAGCAGAAGCTGAAAAGAGAAAAGGACGAAGCCGCACGGCTGGCGAAAATGACAACCGAGGAACGAGCAAAAGCCGAAAGAGAAAAAGCGGAGAAGTTGTTTAACGATGAAAAGAGTAAATTCAATCGAGAGCGATTGGAGTTTGAGGTCACAAAACAGCTTGCCGAGAAAAAGTTACCGGTTTCTTTCGCAAAGCTATTATGCGGTGCAGACGCCGACGAGGCGAAGGCTAATTTAGAAAAATTTGAAAAGGAATACAACAGCGCTATTGAGGCAGGAGTTACGGAAAAGCTAAAAGGTACAAAGCCGAAAGCTCCGACAGGTACGTCGGATACGTGGCTTAACAGTGTACGACAGGGCGCAGGATTAAAGTAAAGAAAGGATGATTTAAAGTGGCAAATTCTATTGAATATGCAAAGAAATTTTTGCCGATTATAGATGAGGTCTATAAAGCGGCGGCTATTACGGAGGGACTTGACGCAGCGACAAGAGCCGATTTTACAGGCGTGAACGAGGTCAAGGTGTTGAAGGTATCTACAACAGGAATGGGCGACTATTCACGAGTTAACGGGTATCCTAAGGGCGATGTTACCGCTGCTTGGGAGACAATGAAGTTGGAGATTGAAAGAGGTAAGGAGCTGTCGGTTGACAGAATGGATAACGAGGAAACGCTCGGACTTGTTTTCGGTCAAGTGGTAGGTTCATTCATGCGTGAACATGTTATTCCCGAAATTGATGCGTACAGATTTGCGAAGTACGCCGGCATTGACGGTATAACCAAAAAAGCGGAGACGTTGACAAAGGACAATATCATTGCCGCTATCGACGAGGCGGTAAGAGAAATGGACGCAAACGAGGTAAATGCGGAGAGCAGAATACTTTGTGTGAACAGCGATTTAAAGCCTGTGATGAACCAAGCATTAAATCGTATGTGGGCGAGCGACGCTTCCGTCAACACGGTGCTTAAGGACTACAACGGCGTGCCGATTATGTATGTGCCGAAGGCGAGATTTAACACCTCAATCACGCTTAATTCAGGTGCTGAAAATTGGGGCTTTACCGCCGGTGAGGACGCTAAGGCGATTAACTTTATGCTACTCGACAAAAGAGCGATTTTGCAGGCTAAGAAGTTCGCATTACCGAAGATTTTCACACCGGACGAAAATCAGGACAAGGACGCGTGGAAGTTCCAGTTCAGACTGTACCACGACTGCCTTGTTTACGATAACAAGAAAAAGGGTATTTATGTGAATACCGCTGTTTAGGCGAGGTGAGATTATGTTAATCGTAAAAGGTAATATATACAGAAATGTAACCGAGAAAGAAGCGGAGTACTTCAAGGGTTTAGGCTATGCAGAGGTTGTCGAAAAGCCAAAAGAAGCCGAGGTAAAACCAAAGGAAGAAGCGGAGAAAAAGGCTGCCAAGAAATGAGGTGCTGAAAATGGGGACAGTAAACAGTGATACATTGGAGACACTAAAAATGTTGTTGGGAATTAAGGACGACGAGCAAGACGGCTTGTTGTCCTTTTTAATTGGTGACACAATTAATTTAATTCTCGGTTATTGCCGTCTTGACGTTATGCCCCGTCAGCTTGAAAGCCTTGTTCCGAAAATCGCGGCGGATATGTACAGGGCAAACGGTTACGGGGACACTAAAAGTCCCCAACTAGTCAAGAGCATAAGCGAGGGTGAACGTTCGGTGACATACACTGAAACCGACAACGACAAGATTTTCAGCAACTATTATAAACGTCTTGACCCGTTCCGTAAACGAAAGGGGCGTGTTCCAAGTGACATCAGTATTTAGTAGGTTTTATAACAAGGACGTTACTGTTATCAGTATAACTGAAACAGGCGCATATACAAAGACGAAAGAAGTCAAGGAACTATGCACGTTCAAAGCCGATATACAACCGTATAACGGCGGACTTGCGGCAAAGGAATACGGACTTGAAGTCGAGTGCCAAAAACGTATGTACTGCGACTACAACGAAAATGTGACAGCAGGAAACTACGTTGAAACAGGTGGGGAACGATATATAATTATTTATGTTGAACACTGGGACAGTGGCAGTACGGCGATTTTACAGGCGGTGAGAAAATGAATATACATTTTGATACCGGTGACGTTATGGACAAAATAGAAAAAATGTCCGAAAATCTCACTATCGGTTTGTATGAAGCACTCGGCGAAGCAGGCGAAGTTGTCAGAGCTGACGCAGTAAGTAATTGTCCTGTAATGACGGGCAGGTTAAGAGGTAGTATCACAAACAAGGTTGACGGTAACTGTGCCATAATCGGCACAAATGTTGAGTATGCTCCTTACGTGGAATTTGGTACAGGCTCAAAGGGTGATAAATCAGTCGCTCACACGTCCAAAGAAAAATGGACGTATTACAGCGGCGGTCAGTTTTTCACTACTTCGGGGCAATCCCCTCAACCGTTTCTTGTACCTGCACTGAAAAATAACAGCGCTAAAATTAAAGAAATTTTAAGACGGGCGGTGATGAAATGATTGATATAAACGCAGAGGTTGAAAAAACACTTTCAAAACTCGATTACCATACTGAATACTATTATCCGCAGAAATTCAATGATTTACCGATTGTCAGTTTCTATAATTTAACCGAGAGTGCGGCGTTTGGTTCAGACAATGAAGAAGATATACAAGGTGGAACTGTCGTGATTGACATATGGACAGATAGTCCGGACAAATGCGGTGAAATCGGTTTAAAAGTCAATGACGTTATGGTCGGTGACGATTGGTGTCGTGAGTTTTCGAGAGACATAAAACCGAACAACGGAATATACCACCGCACAATGAGATTTACAAAGAATTTTGTTTTATAGAAAGGAATGATTTATTATGGCAAATACAGAACAAAGAAAACCACTACCTACAATAGGTGTGGACAAGTACACATTTTTCAAAGTTTTAACAGACACATCAGAGGGCGCAACATATGGCGATCCGTATAATCTAAGAGGTACTGTTGAAATTGCACCAACAGACAGTGGCGGCAGTGATGTTTTTGATGCCGATAACGGTGCATATGAAACATCGAACTACATAGAAAAATTAGGTCACGACATCACAAATGCCGATATTCCGCCGGAAGTTGATTCAATGTGGCGTGGACTGACACAAAAAGACGGTGTAGTAGAGGTCGGCAACGATACAAAAACCGTTTATTTCGGTGTTGCGTGGAGAATTATGAAGTCTGACGGTTCTTACCGCTATGTGAGATATTACAAGGGTTCGTACAGCTTTGCGTCAAATGTCGGAGGTAAGACAAAAGCGTCAAGCGGTGCACCTGAAAAGCAAACCGCTAAGGCTACATATACGGCGGTACAAC